AAGTCTAACCCGAACATTCTGTTCATAAAGCAGTAGAACCATGCCTGAGTTTATTTATTCTTCAATCTTTGGCGAACTGACTAAGAATGTTCAGATTCGCTTCGATAAGGTCTCAGAGCTGAATAAGAAGTTGTTCGACAACGTGATCTTCGAGCAGTTCCTTGATTGGGATATCCCAACCGTAGGTCTTGATTTCGAGGAGTTGATCGGTCAGTACAACATCACTGTTGCAGCTCCCACCATCGGAACAGATGCTAAGGAGGCTATCCTTGGCACTGAGGGTCTTGAAACCCTGAAGGAGACCATCCTGACCCATGCGATTACCTTGCCGATGACCGTCAAGAACTATCGCAAGGTGTTGCAGATCCTCGACTCAAAATCCCTGCCTGACAAGGTCAAGAATGAGCAGCTCGTGAAGCTGATGTGGGGTGATGTCGAGACCGTAGTTAAGTCAGTCCTCAGTAAGCTCGATCTCATCTTCTGTGGCGCACTCTCTAACGAGGGTAAGTTCACTCTTGATGACACGACCAACCCTGAGGGCGGTGCTCGTGGATTGATCGATTACAATCAGCCCGCAGATAATATTGCCTCTGCCACTACCCAGTGGACTGATGCAAATATCGAGACGGTTGATTGCTTCGAGGATATTCAGGGTATCATCGACTCTGCTCAGGATAAGGTCAAGTTCGGAAAGATCCTCTGCGCTCCCGACCGAATCTCTTATATGTGCCGTTCTAAGAAGATGAAGCAGATGATTTGGGGTAACGATAAGTCATCCCGCATCGTTCAGTTGAAGGAGATCAACTCCTATATGGAGGAAAATGATTTCCCAATCTTCGTTCCCATCCGCCGTCAGGTGCGTATTCAGAACGGAACCCAGCGCACTCCTTACTCTCCTTGGAATGCCAAGAATATGGTGTTTATTCCTGATGGAAAGCTCGGTCTCGTTAAGAACGCTTGGGCGAATAGCGAGCTGAAGCCTGAGGCTGGAGTGGCTTACTCTAACTATAACCGCATCCGTGTATCTCAGTGGGGTGTCGGTGAGACTCAGGGCTCTAACGGAGTCGAGTTCACCAAGGCTGAGGTCAATGCCCTGCCCGTAATCACGGAGATGAATGGAATCTACACCCTCAAAACCAAGTCATAGTCGATGAAGAATTCAGAGGCATTGAAAAGTCTGTGCAACGCAATAGCGAACACATTCTATCCCGATGATAAGACCATCGAGCTTGCACTTTTCAATGAGGGCATCACCCCAACGGCTGAAGCCACACCGAAGGATCCTGCGATCTTTCGGGTGGCGGTAAGCCTGATAATGGGCTATGTGGAGGGGAGCCGTTCTGAGAATGGTGTCTCTACATCTGTCAGGGAGGATGGAATCAAGGAAAGTATCAAGTATTGGTGCAATATCTACGGACTCAATGCCGATGAGGTTCTGAGCGACTATATGAGGGTCATGGAGGATGGATCTCACCTATGGTAATATGAGGACAAACGGAACTCTCAGATATGAAATAGTCGAAGGTGGCGGATTGAATGAGTATGGTGAGCCTATTGCGGCTCAGAGCGATTGGAGCGATCCCATCCCCTGCTCTATCAAGACCAATAGCGACACCCGAAAGGGTAAGTATGAGGATGGAATATTCCGTCAGGCATCATTCCTGATCCTCATCGAGCTTAAAGCCTTTCCCCATCTCCGCATCTCCTTAGAGAGGAATGGGGAGGATCTCGGAGAGTATGACGTATTGAGTTCCGAGCCTCTTACCACCGTAGGCAGAACGCAGATCATGGTCTGAGTCATGGCGAAGGTACTCACCCAGCATAAGAAATACAAGGGAGTCATCGTGAGTAAGACCGATATGAGGAAACTCAGATCGGGGCTGAAAAGAAAGATGAATGAGATTGTGGATCACCTCATCAAGCAGCTCTCCTATATCGGGGAGGAATGCGTGAGGATTGCGAGGGAGAGCGGGAGCTATAACGATATCACGGGAAATCTGCGATCATCCATCGGATATGTGGTGCTCTATGACGGGAATCCCGTTGTAAATGGCGCATCCAAGCAATATAGCGGAACCAAGGGCAATGGGGAATTAGGTGCAGAAGCTGCCGAAACCCTCCTTAAATCGCTTCAGGCGAAGTTTCCTTGGGGAGTGGTGCTAATTGTATGTGCGGGCATGAAATATGCCGCCTACGTGGAGAATATCCATCATAAGGATGTGCTTACATCGGCAGAACTGAAAGCTGAATCCCTCGCCAAGAAGTTACTCAACGGATTAATAGAACCTGAATAGGAATGGCAATAAAGACGGAGATCGAGGTTGAGCGTGATTTCTACTCTTTCATCAAGAATGGAAGTCTCGGAAATACCATCAAGGGGAGTGTATATCGCCCTGATATGCGCCCAGCCAATGCCAAGACCGAGGATCTGATAGTGAAGTTCCTTGCGGGGCTTGATGAGCAGATTCAGACGGGAGTGGTGATCCTGAATATCTACGTCCCCGATGTCAAGAATACGGATGGTCGTATGGTTCGTGATGCAGCCCGCATCGGAGTGCTTCAGGCAGCGATCAGGGATTTTGTCGATAAGAACGATGAGACCGAGTATTGGATGGAGACCGATGGGACTCCCACCTCTATGAAGAATGAGGAAATCGGGCAATGGTGCGTAACCGCCCGAATCCATTTCAGAAGGATTAGTGAGTAGTTTTTCAATAAGTGTAATCTAAAAAAGTCGAAGAATATGGCAAGAAAGATTATCATGTCATGGTCGAAGTGTAAGATCGAGGTCGGTAAGACTGGCGATAATGACGCTATGGCTTCAAGCCTCGTATCCATCGGTACGATCAATGACAAATCCACCACTCTCGGCACAGAGGATGGTGAGAAGCTG